ACATTGAACCGAGAGGCTTTGGTGGTCTGCCACGCTCGATATGAAATCCACCGAAACCATCTTCATATTCCTCTTTATAGGTTGATGTGCGTATTTGGTGTACGTTACGCGCTTTGATTTTCTTTTGGTGGCTGTCATATACCTCAACCGGGTTGATGTGGTGGTATAACTCGTGAACGTGACCCTGCCAGATGCAGTCGTAACCTTCCATCATTGCCATAAATCGCTGGTCTTGGATTACACCTTTGGTCACTGCACCGCCACCGCCGTAGCCGTGCATGTAGCGGAGTGTCCATTTGCGCCTGACACCGTGATTGGACAATTCAAACTTGAAGTCAACCACACCACCATAGCCGCCAGTGTAAACATTTGCTCCGTGTGTTGTGTTGAATAGGTCAACAAAGCGTTGCACAGGGTCAGTTTCAAGTGCTTTGAGTATTGCTGTTTCGTGGTTGCCGTAGCCGACCAACAAAATATGGTCTTTGTATGGTGCGAACCAATCAACAGCATCTTGTATTACCGCATCGATGTAGTTGGCTTTGTTGTGTTCAGGGCGGATGTCTTTCTTTGACCTGCGAGGGTCGTATTTGCCCTGCATCATGCAGAAAGTATCGCCATTCAGGATGATTTTGCAACCTCTTTTGACCGCTTCATCGAGATGATTTTTGAGCAATTCACGGTCACACTTTGGGTTATCCCAGTGCAGGTCACTCATAAGAAGCAGGTTGATTGATTTGTCGCAGTACACCGCATGGATGTTTCTGCTTATGCGTTTGGTTTCTTTGACCATCTATTTATAAAAGTAGGTTTATTGCGAATTTTCGCGTTTGTGTGTGATGAAATCCACCAAAGCCAACAGAAGTGGGAGCAAATAAAGTATGATGCCAATGTCTTTCATAATAAAAAAGCCTACCCCGGTTGGGATAGGCGCTCTTGTTGGAAAAGATAAGCGTCTCGAACTTTGTACCAGTACTCTACACTCGGCAGGTCATCAGGCATATTTGCGTAATCGTACGGCTTTGCCTCTGGCAACTCGGCAGTTTTGTTGCGCTGTTGCATCTGCCGTTCTACGCTCTTTGGTGTATCACGCTTTTTCATACGGGTTCTCCTCTTTGTTTCCCCAAAATCCTGAACGGATGCGGAACTGCTGTTCATTGTGTACACGGGCAACCTTGCGCTCTGCCATTCCCCATTCAGGTTGCATGACTTCCAGCATATTGCGGTCGATAAGTTCGCGCCTGATATGGTTCATTGCCATGTGCGCTGTAAGGTCGTGTATCTCGTATCGGTTGGCAAGGCTTGCAAGTTCTGTGACATAGGCTTTCGCGCCTGCAATATCCCCGGCATCCAGCAAGGCCACCACTGGTAGCGGCCTTGCATCATATTGTTTGTCTAATTCTTTGTTCATGGCTTCAAAATAATTGTGTCGCGGTTGCACTTACCATCGTTTATCCAAATGACCAGTTTGTCCAGTTTCTCGTATGCCCAATCCGGGATGAACTTGCCATCGCATTCGATAAATACACGAGGATAGTCGTATAAGCACCTGCCCAATCCGAACTGAACTGCGGCCCTTTTCATCGCATCACTGATGCCACCCTTTTCAGGTTCGATGTTGGTCTTGCTGGCACCATCTTCGCGGTAAACTTCGCGGTCGTTGATGGTCACTGTCAGGCGACAAATAAATCCGTTTGCAATCTCACGAAATTCGCTTGTCCAATTCTCTGCACCAAAGGCAGCGTCAAAGCGTGTCATTACACAACGGTTGTTGATGTAAGGCACAACGATAAGTTTGCCCGTACTTGTTTGGCTCTGCACTCGCCATTCTACCTCGTTTGGCAGAATAGGTGCGGTTAGGGTGTTATTCATAACTGACACCCTCCTTGTACTGACCTAAATTGTGCATGGCTTTGGCTTCCTGCAAAAAGTTGATAAGTTCATCCAGCTTTTCAGCAGGGATGGCAACCTTTTCGACCTCATCAATGTTAGGCCATACTGACTTGATGGTCACGTAATCGGTAAATGAAGAGTAGTAAAACTCAAATTTGACTGACGGCAGCGTGCCGTGAATGGTTGTTTTTTCTAAATCGTGTTTCATATTTGATTGATTTGTATAGTGCAAATATAGTATAGTTTTTTATATATGCAAACTTTTTGAAAGATTTTTTTTTGCAATGTTTACAATCAACTCTTTACTGTAAACTTCCGCATGGTATCCCTTTTTGCGGTACCTTGCCAGCACTCGGTCTGCTTCTGCATTTGGCACGATGTCAAATGACATCATTTCAGCTTTCCAGTACATGATGGTCGTATACAACTCCTCGCGCACGGCTGTTCACATATTGGTAGGCTACATCAATTATTTGCTGTTCCTTTTTGCTTTTGTATTTACTCGCAACTCGCAATGATTTGATTATTGTGGCATAACTGGCAATCCCGATGCAGTATTGCACAACTGCCATCACATCGCCCTTTTGTTTATTGGCCTGAAAGTATTGTCTTTTCTCTTCGTATGTCATTTTTTGCTATCTTTAATAAAATTAAGTACCCGATTAAATCGTTCAAAGTGTCCTCGTCTGTGGCTTCCATTCCTGCGCCTCTGGCAATCCGGCTCAACTTATCGTCGATGCGGACAAGTAATTGCTCAACATTGTCTGCCTTGCTGAAAACTCGCACCGGGTTCAGTGCAGAGTTTCCATACTTGGCATTTTTGTCCAGCAGCAGTTGTTTGATGCTGTCGCAGGTAGCTTCAATCTTCTCTTTCATCAGAACGGCAAATCGTTTGTGTCATACTTTGCTGGCTCATCAGCGGTTGTTTTCGGCTTTTGCTCAAACTTGTAGGCCTTTCCGCTACCAACATAAACAGGCGGTGTCTTTGCTTCACGCTGTTCTTTCGTTTGGCTTAATTGCAGCGTGTGGGTTTCGCCAAATTTACCCTCGCTTTTGCGTTCATTAAGCACCAGTTTTAGGTACTTTTTACCGTTTTTACCCTCTGTTATCAGTTCCTTTGGAACATCAGTCAGGCAGATGTCAATTACTATCATATTGCTTTTGCTTTGTTTAGTTTTTTTCTTTTATATTTCATTATATCCAGATACACAACCGCTTCATAATATGTGCGGAATAGCATCAGGTTGTCAACGCAATCCGTGTACGTTCCAAATTCGGTCAGGAACTGGGCAGAAAAAAGCCAATACAACCGGATTGCATAACCACCGTCTGGCAGTTCAACCACGTGGGGCTTAAATGGGTTGATGAGTTTCATGAGTGTAAAATAGCTGTTCTTGCGTCTGCCCAACCATCGTGATAAATATCATCAAGCTGTTGCAATTCCATGTCTTTGGCTTTTTCAATTATAGATTGCAATTCATCTCTTTTTATACTTTCGTAGGTTGAGATATGACCATTACTCCCTAATTGCTCAACCAACCATTCCACTGCTGTTTGTTCTTTCTGTTCCATGCTACAAATATACAAAATTAAACTTCATTCACAAACAACTCAAAGTTATTTTTTATGGTTTCCAACCGGGCAGCATATCTGCGGTCAGTTGCTGCGTAATCATCGACCAACCGGCAAGCGTGAATTACGGTGGAATGGTCGCGACCGCCACAAAGCCTGCCAATTTGTTTCAACGATATGCTGGTTTTGTTTCGCATTAGCCACATAAATATTTGCCGTGGTTCCAGCACCTCGCGTTTTCGTGTGCCGTGTGAAATGTGCGTTGGCAGATAGTCAGCGTATGCCGACCGAACCGCAAGGTGTGCGGCTTTGATTGCTGCATCCTGTTGCTCCATGTTCATCCGAAGCATCCGTTCAAGTTCCTGTATGCGGATTTGCTGATGCTGGATTGTTTCTTTTAGCTGGGCCACCTCACTCATGCGGAAAGTGGTGCGCCTGTTTGTCTTGGGTTGTTTTATTTTTACTCTCATGTTCTATTATTTGAAAAAGTTGATATGCTATTTGCGGAACGATTGCGTTTCCGTAACCTTTTATGCTTTCATTTCTCCACTTTGGAAAGGTAATTCCGTCCAGTTGGGAGGGAAGCCCATCATTTCCGCTACAAATCGGGGATTGAGTTGGGAAGTTTTGCCAGGTTGACTGAATGAATCTGGAAGACTGTTTGTGTGGTTTCGGCCCGCTTGCTCCAATGCTTCCGAAGTCCTGGATCCCTTGTAGTCCCTGGTTGCTGGTGTCGGGAGTAGGCCTGTAACTACCATTTTCGCTATTGATTCCTCCAAATTCCCCTTGTTCCGATTCGCAAGATTTTCGCTGTTTAGGTCGCATCCGTTCACTTGATTTGCTCTCGGTGTCGGGAGCAGGCCTTTCATTGCCAATGTTGGTAATCTTGCCCCATAAATCACTCCCTGTGGCCCTATTTCCGAATAACCTGTTTGTGTTTTCACCACTTTTCTTTGCTTGCTCGCTCCCTTGTAGTCCCTTGCTGACGTTGTAGGCAACAAACCAAACCCTATCTCTTCGGTGCGGTGCGTTTTTGGCCGCAGCTGGAATAATAAACGGTTGAACTTCGTACCCTTCATTTTCCAAGTCAAGGCACACCTGCTCGAATACCATTCCGCCGTCAATGTTGACAATACCAAAGACATTTTCCGCGATGACCCATTTGGGTTTAATTTCACGTATTGCTCGTAGCATTTCGCCCCACAAGTAGCGTTCATCATCTGTGCCTTTTCGTTTTCCGGCAAGTGAGAATGGTTGGCAGGGAAATCCCCCTGTGAGAATATCAATTGTGTTTGCATATTTTGTAAAGTCAGTTTTGCATATGTCAACGTGGCTGTCAGCATCAGGCCAGTAGTAATCTAATACCTTGCGTGGGAACTCCATCCATTCGCAATGGAATACGTTTTCCCAACCCATCCATTCGGCTGCAAGGTCAAATCCACCGATGCCTGAAAATAAACTGCCGTGTCTCATGATGCAAATATAGTATATTTTTTTATATTTTCAAATTTCACGATACAACCCGGTTGGCACATCATATTGGAATAGCTGCGAACCAACAGCACCCCAATGGCTAAATTTTACTTTCTGCACGTGTACTTCCACACTATTGTTTTGGAAGTTGCGATATACGGTTATGCCGTTGTCGGTCTTGTTGAAAAAGTTTGCACTTCCTGCGATGTCATAAAGTGTGGGAACTTCATAAATACCGCCATCCTTTTTCTGTATCTTACGTGGGTGTGCCACCAAAAAGCAATGCACATTGTAACGCTCGCAGAAGTTGACAATCTTATCCAGCGACTGACCGATATATTTAGTTTCGCTTTCGCTGTACTGATGTTCAAGTTTGTTCCAAGCATCAATGACAAACCAATCAATGTTTCTGCGGTTCTTTAATTCTGCCACCTTTGACAAAATGCTGTCCAATGTGAAATCCTTTTCCGGCTTAACAAAGTAGATATTGTTTTCCAGCAGCAACAAGGCTTCATAAACTTCCTCTTGGTTCATTCGGTTGTGGCCTTGAAATGGTCGCTGTGTGATTTTACGCATCAACTTGCTGATGTGCAACTCAACTGGTCGGTTTTCGGGGCTGTAAAACGCACCTTTCCATCCATGCTTTTGCAGTAACTTGATAAGGATGTGGTCAAGAAAATCCGATTTGCCGTGACCGGGTACACCCGTGATGGTTGTCAAATATCCTTTATGGAATTTCAGCAGGCTATCAAATCCGGGCATCCCCGTTCCGCATCCTTCGGGCAATCCGTAGTTGTAAAGATTTTCAATTTCGGGCAGGTAATCGGTAATGCTAAACACCCCGACCATCGGGAACTCTGTTGCATTGTTTGCAGCATCACGCAGCGCAAATGCACCATTAAGCAACAGATACTCGTTTGCATCTTTGCAATCAGGGAAAACGATGTAATCGCATTTATCTTTACCGAACCGCTCTGCAATAGCATTGCGTAATTCAATGCCGGGCGCATCATTGTCAACCGCAATGTGTATCTTTTCGATATGGTCAAACGATGGCATAAAGCGGTCAAAGAAAGTGAGATTTGGCTGCGCCCCATTTGGCACACTTATCACGTTTTCAATCCCGGCTTCGATTAAGGACAGCGCATCCATCTCTCCCTCAACAATCCACACCTCTTTTGCGGTTGCAAGGCAGTCGATATTGTACGGGATAAGCTCCGCGCCTTTGTGCATCTTGAAATGCTTTGCACCATCCCGGTACTTGGTGTTTATCAGCCTACCATCATAAAAGTAATTGAAGCAGATGCAGTTTACCTCTTTGCTAACCTGTGGCATCCACTCAACCTGTTCCGTGATTTGCATCTTGTTGAGCGTGGCTGATGTTATCCTGCGACCCTCAAACCATTTCAGCACCTTGTCGGATAGCGTGGTGTTGTTTTTCCATTCCGGAACTTCGTATTTTACAACTTCAGGGCGGTCAATTATTGCACCTTTCCACTGACAGTGCTGACAATACCATGCTTTCTTATCCAAGTTTACAGATAGGCATTTGTCGGTTTTCTTTTTCCTTGTGTGGCTGCACTGCGG